CCTGATTTTGAGCGCTTAGATCGTTGGTGGGAATCTGCTGAAAATGCTTCTTTGTATTTGGATAATTTCAATAAAGCAGGTTTTAGTGAAGTGAAAGATTTGCAATATGGTGATGTCATGTTATGTCGGGTAGGTCGCACTGAACATGTGAATCATGCAGTGATTTGGCTTGGCGATAATGGCACATTGAAATCAGAACAAACTGAGCCTTGTGTGGGATCTTCGCTGATTTTGCATCACCCATACAATCGAAAGTCTGTACGTGAAGTGTTTGGTCAACAATGGCAAGAGCGGGTTGCCATTACTGTGAGACATCGAAATGTTAAAAACAATTAAGCTCTATGGTGTACTGGGTCAAAAGTTTGGTCATCAATTTAAGCTTGATGTTGCGAGTCCACGTGAAGCGATTCGTGCTTTATCCGCTCAGATTGATGGATTTGAAAATTACTTGCTGAGTGCACATGAACGTGGTTTGGCTTTTGCCATTTTTACCGATTCAAAATCCAAACAGCGTGGTAAGAAAAAAGCATCATGTTTTGATGCATCAACGGGAAGAGCGATTACGGGCCACAATATTGGTGTGTCTGAAATAGATATGCTCACTGATACAAGTGAAATCAAGATTGTGCCACGGGTCATGGGCGCAGGTGGTGATAACGGAGTATTGCAACTGGTTCTTGGTGTTGTATTGATTGTTGCTGGCTTCTGGACTGGTGGGGCAACATCAAATATGGGGGTTGCTTTGATCGGTGCAGGTGCAGGCATGGTGATGGGTGGTATCGCACAAATGATGGTGCCTAAAGTTGATCCGAATGCCAATCAAAATCAGGATGGAAACCGTGCAAACTATGGTTTTGGCGGTGCAGTAACCACCATTGCCCAGGGTAATCCTGTTCCTGTGTTACGCGGTAAAAGAGAGATTGGTGGATTCATTATATCGGCAGGGCAATATCCAGAAGATATGATGTAGATAAGGTTGAGTCCTGGCGCATAAAGCGCCATTTTTTATGCTTGAGGAATTTATGAATAAAACAATTAAGGGCGCAAAAGCTGGGGCACAACAGCCACGTCAGCCAGTGATTGATCTTGACTCAGCACAATCTAAAACTTTTATAAAAATTCTTTATGGTTTGTCTGAGGGTCCAATTAAAGGTTTGGCCAACGGGTACAAATCAATTTTTTTAGATGACACACCTTTACAAGATGCAAATGGAAATTGGAATTTTGAAAATGTCAGTGTAGATACTCGTGAGGGTACAAATGATCAAACTTATATTGAGGGATTTCCAGACATTTCATCTGAAACAGCGATTGGAGTTGAGTTAAAGTCTGAAACACCTTGGGTCAAAGCATTTAATAATATAGAACTTGATGCGGTTCGTTTGCGCTTACGTTGGGGACCATTACGTCAACAGAATGAGAGTAATGGTGATTTGAATGGATATACCATACGTTATGCAGTTGATGTACAGACTGATGGGGGGACGTGGTCTGAAGTTTTAAATACTCAAATTTCCGATAAAACCTCAGCAAACTATGAACGTTCACATCGTATAGATTTACCGAAAGCCGACTCAGGCTGGCAAGTGCGTATTCGACGTTTAACACCAAACACAAGTTCAGAATTTATCAGCGATAAAATGTATGTGCAGGCAGTCACTGAAGTGATTGATGCAAAGCTACGTTATCCTAATACCGCTTTGCTTGGGCTTCGTTATGATGCACAAACATTTTCAAATGTCGCAAAAATGGCCGTTGAATGCGAAGGTGTAGAAATACTATTACCAAGCAACTATAACTCTGAGACACGAGTATATACAGGGCTATGGGATGGTAGCTTTAAACGAGCATATAGCAATAATCCAGCATGGCATTTTTATGATGCTTGTATTGCAAAGCGCTATGCGTTGGGTAATCGCATCAATTCATCCATGATTGATAAATGGTCTATTTATCGTTTAGGCCAGTATTGTGATCAGCTGGTGCCAGATGGTAAAGGGGGGCAAGAACCACGATTTACTTTAAATGTTTATGAGCAATCTCAGGATGATGCTTGGTCTGTATTATCCAAAATGGCGGGGGCTTTCAGAGCTTATATTTATTGGGATGGTCAGGCCATTGTCTGTGATGCCGATATTCCACAAGACACGCTATACACTTTCACCAGTGCCAATGTGATAGATGGTCGATTTGAATATTCAGGCACACGTGCACGTGATCGACATACAATTGCGAAAGTAGCTTATGACAATCCAGAAAATCGTTATAAAACTGAATATGAAATTGTGCGTGATGAAGCAGCCATTGCAAAGTATGGCATTCGCATCTTAGATATTTCTGCCTATGGTTGTACTTCAGTAGGGCAAGCGCAGCGTGCAGGAAATTGGGCATTAAAAACCGAACAGTTTGAAACTCGAACTGTGACTTTTAAAGTCGGTCTAGATGGGTTTATTCCCCGACCAGGCAAAGTGATTGAAATTGCTGATCCAATTTTTGCAGGTCGTGCTAACGGTGGACGTATTTCTTCAGTGAGTGCTGATTTAAAAAGCATTACTGTTGATCGTGATGATGTTGTATGTCGCGCTGGTGATCGCTTGGTGGTGAATGGAGAGGATGGCAAAGCACAGGCGCGAATTGTACAGTCAAAAAATGGCAGAGTAATTACCGTTGTTGCTGCATTCGATTCTGTTGCAGTGCAGAACGTATGGGTTGTGGATGCTCAAGACTTGGCGACAATGAAGTTTAGAGTAGTATCAATCAGCCGTGATGATAAACATCAATTTACAATAACTGGTTTGCAATACAATCCTGCAAAGTTTGATGCGATTGATCAAGGCACATTTATTGATGATCGTCCAATTACAATCATTAATCCAAATATTCAGTCACCTGTAGAATCTGTATCAGTTTCTACAGATGACATGGTGCAACAAGGATTAACGATTGCCACGATGTTAATCTCTTGGCCACAAGCAACCAGTGCTGTGAAGTACTTGGTAGAGTGGCGCAAAGATGATGGCTCTTGGATCAAGATGCCGATAACGGGTAACAACTCTGTTGAAGTTCAAGGGATTTATTCAGGAAATTACCAAGCCAAAGTCACAGCGATTAATGCGTTTGATGTAGCTTCTTTGCCTACATTCTCAATCATTACAGAGCTTAAAGGAAAGCAAGGTACACCACCTGCTTTGGCTTTCATTAACGCCACTGGAATTTTATTTGGTATCAAACTTGAATGGGGTTTTCCTGCGGTTGGTGCACTGGATACGGCTTATACAGAGATTCAGGTTTCACCCGATGGTGTAAGTAATATTGCTCAATTGGGATTATTTGCTTATCCGACTAGTACGCATACATTGCAAGGGTTACAACCAAACCTAAAACAATATTATCGTGCCCGTTTGATTGATCGAATTGGAAATATTGGTCCTTGGTCAAGTTGGACCAATGCAACCACTTCAGCGGATGCATCAGATATTCTGGAAATCTTGGAAGGTAAGATTACTGAAACGCAACTGCATCAGGATCTGCAAACCAAGATTGATCATATTGAGGCCATTGACGCTGAAATAGGACCAATCAAACAGGACATTCAGAATACAAAGGATCAGATCAATCAAGAAATTATTGATCGTCAGTATGCGATTCAACAAGCAAAAGATGGTTTATCTCAGCAAATTATTGATGGTGATGATGCCGTACTTGAAGTTGTTGAAACTGTCAAAAAGTCTAGTGATGATGGAATAGCAGCTGCACAATCAGAAATTAAGGTTGTTGCAGATAATCTGAAATTGACTGCTGAAAAAACCGATGGTGTTTATGCGCAATTGAATCCTCCTTTGATTGGTTCATCATCTGATCTGATCGGTAATGATCAAGGTTTCGCGGGAACTTGGTCGCTTCAATCCGCAATGATTGAAGGTGATCTAGTTTTGAGTAAGCGCATTGATACAACTGTTACTCAAGTCAATGATGTTCAAGCCTTTGCACAGCAAGAAGTTCAAGCACGTATAGAGGGAGATAAGGCCACTGTACAAAAGATTGATACTTATATTGTTGAGAATGATCAAGCTTTAGCAACTGTGCGAAATTCAGCACAAATTGCAGTTGAGAAATCAAATGCAAATGCAGTGCTAATTGATGCTTTAGATTTAGAGCTTGATGGTAAAGCAAGTACTGGTGCTTTAAATCAGGTCCAGTCCGATTTGTCCGCTGTTGATAATCGCGTCATTGCGAATACAACCATGCTGAATGGCGTGTATGCGCAAATCAATCCGCCATTGATCGGTTCTGAGTCTGATTTGATTGGAAATTCTAGCGGTTATGCTGGCGTATGGTCTGAACAATCAGCACGAATCGAAGCAGATATGGCGCAAGCCATTCGGACTGATACAGTTCAAACAGAATTGAATGGTAATAAAGCAGCTGTTCAGGAGGTAACACAATCTGTTAATGGCCTTTACGCACAGAAATTTACAAAGATTGATGTGAATGGAAAAGTCATTGGGTGGGGTGGAGCAAATGATGGTGTTGAGGGAATATTTGTCTTTAATGTAGATTCGCTTGCTATTGGGAGTGGCAATAGTACGGGATATTATCCATTTATATTCCGAACCACGCCATTTACTGATCCAGTTACAGGAACTGTTTTCCCTGTATCTGCCTACCTAAAAGCAGCAATGATGGATTACCAATCAGTGAATACATCTCATATTGTTGATTTAGCTGTTAAGACGGCCAAGATTGATTCT